GAGCTGGAAAGCCAGCGTTTACGGGCTGTTTCAGCGATATTTCAAAAACCTGCTGAGTGTGCCTGTTCAGTTCGAAATCTGTTTACAGAGGGAATATCGGTTTTTTGTTTTTACGTTTAAATATTATTTTTTAAATACTTATAGCTGTTATCAACTCAGTATGTAAAGATAATTTACAACAAAAACACAACATATTTTTCATTCTAAAACGCTTGTATTTCAAAATGGAAAGCTCCATCACTTCTGAACACCTTCCGGAATATATCAACAGACAACGCTTTGCCAACTTATATGACATAAGCCACCAGAGAGTATCAAGGGCTATTCAGTATAAGAATATTTCCTATTGTGAAAAGCGTAAGAAAATTATTCTGAATGATTTTGTCACTCAGTCTTATATTGGAAGAGTGGCTGATGAGAAAAAGAAAGAAGATCTGATGCTGAGAGAGGAGGAGGAAAAGCAAGAAAAGAAAAAAAAGGAAGAGGATCAACGAGCGGAAATAAACCATCGGAGAGAGGTTGAACTAAAGCAGGCTGAACAATATAAGACTCCGGGAGGGGCTTCCGGGACCAGTGAGGAAGTACTGAAACAGAAGATCGCCGAGGTCAAACTGCATACGGTCAGCATCAGTCTGGCTGAGAAAATGGGCAAACTGATACCGAGTGAGTTCATGTTCAGCTTCTGGGAGAACATTATGGGCAGTCTGAAGAGTAATTTCATGCCTTTAGATGACAGATTAGCCAATGATATCTGCGCGATCTGCGGTACCACGGACAATAAAACCGTCTTAAAAGTCAAAGAAAAAATCTGTGATGAAATAATGAACTCTCTCTCCCGTGTCAAAATGAGTGCGGAAAAGTCAGCCGGCCTGCTCCAGCCTCCCGAAAAATCATCTTGAGACTGAATAATGAGATTAATCCAAACGGAATGTCATAGTAATTGGTTGACAAATAAGTAGTACTATTTTGTATACAAACTGTATTTATTTGTATTATTTTGTATACAAACTACATACATTAATATGCAGTTTGTATTTATTATTTACCTAACTAAGTTTTAATCTAGGTAAACTACGAAAGTGTGTAGGTATATATTCAAATCGTCTTAAACGATAGCGAATATAGGCCTTCACCTTCACAGATTTTTTAGGTGTCATATGACTGCTCCTAAAAATGTTATAGATGAGTTTGTACCCTTTAATTAAGACGTGAGGGGCGTATCATCATATAACGCATGTGCGGAGTGCTTCAACACTCCGCAAATTTATATACAATAAAAAGTATTTATTTGTATTATTTTCTACTATTTTCTATACAAACTACATACATTATATATGCAGTTTGTATTTATTATTTACCTAACTAAGTTTTAATCTAGGTAGACTACGAAAATGAGTAGATATATATTCAAATCGTCTTAAACGATAACGAATATATGCTCTTACTTTTACTTCTTTTTTAGGTATCATTCGGTCCCTAAGAAATAATGTTATAGATGAGTTTATACCCTTAATTAAAAACCTGAGGGACGTATCATCATATAACGCATTTTACGGAGTGCTTTGAACACTCCGTAAATTTATATACAATAAATATTTTGTAAGTAGTGGACTAGTTTTATAGGTATGGTTGGAAACTAGTCCAGAACAACATTGAAATGCTGATATAATACCAAATGGACTTACTGGATCTGGAAGTTCTGAAAACTCAACTCAGAATGGATACGCTGAAAGTGATGTGTACCGGTGAAATTCTGGTGGACTATAATTCACTCGAAGACCTCCAGCTTTTAGAGAGCGGTCGGAGTCTCAAACTGACCGATGATAAAAAAATAATGAAGCTGGCTAAATCTCTGCTCAGATTCGGGATCGTCAATAATCTCCAGGTCTGGATCGATGAGAAAGAGAATGTTTTCTGCTTCGACGCTCACCACCGCAAAAAGGCTCTCGCTCTCCTGGCTGAAATCGGTCTGGAAATTCCCAGGCTCCCGGCTACACGCTGTCTGGCCGCTACTAAAACCGAAGCTAAAAAACTGCTGATCCTGAAGGAAAGCCGGACAAGCTGGATCGACTCCGAAGTGGTGGCCGATTATCTGAGAGAGGTTAATCTTAGTTACGAGACCGTTTCCTCCACCATCGACCTGCCTGAATTCACCTGGGAGGAGGTTTTAGACGCGGAGGAGGATAAAGAAAAGGACGACGGCAGAGACAATCAGACTCCCGAAATTCCAGAGGAAAGCTGTCTGAAAGTCGGAGACCTGATCGAGCTGGGAGACCACCGTCTGCTGTGCGGAGATTCCACCGCAGCCGAGCAGGTCCAAAGGCTGATGAACGGACAGCAGGTCGATATGGTCTTCACTGATCCGCCTTACGGTATTGATGTCGTTCAGAGTAACCAGGTCGGAGGTGGTGGGGATCCTAATAATGGAGGATATGCATTTGGTGGAGTAAAAAATACGGGTAGAATAGGCGGTGGAAACATCAGACCTAGTAAGGTTTACAGAAAAATAGAGGGAGATCAGACTACGGAAATAGCAGAATCTTTTTATAAATGCTGTCTGGATTTAGGATTTGATAATATTATTCTTTGGGGAGGAAATTATTTTACTGATTTTCTGCCGCCTTCTCGTTGCTGGGTGATTTGGGATAAAGAAATGACAGGTAATTTTTCTCAAGCGGAAATGGCTTGGACTTCTTTTACAAAGGGCGGTGTTAAAATATTTAAATTCTTATGGAATGGGTTAAGCCGTGAAGGTAAGAGGAAAGAAGAGCTTAAAAGCAGAGTTCACCCCACACAGAAACCAGTCGGTCTATTCAGTAATATTTTTAAAGATTTTGATGATTTTAAGACCATTTATGATGGTTTCCTCGGCTCCGGCTCCACCCTGATGGCCTGTGAGAAGACCGGGCGGAAATGCTTCGGGATGGAGATCGATCCTCTTTACTGTCAGGTCATCGTCCAGCGGTGGTGTGATTTCACGGAGTCGGACACGGTCAGAATCAACGGCCATGAAAAATCCTGGACAGAGTATTCCTCACAATGATTAAATAATACAAAATAGTCTTTATAAATACTTTTATATACGGTTTATCCGTTTATTATTCCCGAATCTATAATATTATCCGTCTTATTTCCGCTTGTCTTTCGTTAGAGTGAGCGGACTAGAATGGTAAGGTTTTGTAACAATTAGTCCGGTTTGGTGTTGAGCCCAGTGGATGCGTCTCCGGTGCTATACGTTTTGTTGCTATTTAGATAAATATTCTCTTAAATCATGGAAAGTACAACTACTTTTGATCTCAAATACCCGGTAAGGCACGAAGACAGACAACGCTGGGCCGACTTCTTTATGAAGTGCGCCAAGATGATTCCGACCTCCAAACCGAGTCTCAATATCGCAGAGCATTGTGAAAAATACCGGGTGCTGCCGGATGGTGAACGCTACCCCGGCCCGTTCCAGCTTTACCGTACTCCGTACATGAGAGAGATTCTGGAAAACATGTCGCCGATGTCACCGATTCGGGAGACCGTGATCATGAAAGCCGCTCAATTGGCTATGACCACCGCACTGGAATCAATCATCTGTTATTATATGGGGTATTTTCCGGCGGATTTGCTGATGGTGACGTCCAGTGCCGACAACTATCGCCGCTGGGTCGGTCGCAGATTGGAACCGGCCATCAACTCATACGGTTATCGTGAGCTGATTCGTCCCCAGGAACTCAGAAAATCAGGCAAACAGACCGGAGACAGACTTGCCACTAAAGAATATCCCGGTGGTCAGTTCGACCTCGTTTCCGCTCTGTCAGCGGCCAGCCTGCGCGCTCTGACCAAAAGAATCATTCTGATTGATGAAGCCGATGGAGCCAAGGAACAACTGGACACCGGAGAGGGCAGCTACCTCGATGTGGCCGAAATGAGAGCGGAATCCTGGGGTGATCTCGCTAAAGTAATGATCGTTTCCACTCCCACCCTGGCCGGTCACAGCGCGATTGAGAAAAGATATGATCTCGGAGATAAAAGACACTGGTTCGTGTCTTGTATTCATTGCGGAAAATTTCAGGTTATGATCTGGCCGAAATTCAAAGGCGAAACCGTGGCCGGAAAATTAAAAGGGATGTATTATGAATGTGATTATTGTACCGATGCTATTTTCGAGCATGATAAACTGGAATTTTTAATCGGCGGACACTGGGAACCGACCGCTGATCCCCAAAAAGATGATGTCCGCAGTTATCAGCTCTCCGGCTGGTACGCTCCGCTCGGTTTCGCTCCCTGGAAAAGAATGTATCAGAGAAGGCAGGCCGCCGAAGGGAACCCCGATAAATTACGCTCCTTCATCAATCTGGTGGTCGGGATGCCTTATCGGGATATGGGAACCAGGCCCAAACACAAAAAAATCATGGAGGGGCAAGGTACTTATCTCTCCGGAACCGTACCGCGCGGAGTGCTTTTTCTGACGATGACCGGTGATGTTCAGACCGGGTCGGCGGATGATCCCAATAATCCGCCGCGTCTGGAACTTGAGGTCTGCGGTCATGGAGCTGATTATCGGACCTGGTCGATCGCTTATTATCGTTTCGAGGGTAATGTAAAAAATATCTACGATGAAAAAGGAGCCTGGGGACAGCTGAATGATCTGGCTAAAAAAAATAAACTGACTTATTTAAGAGATGACGGTGTGGAATTCCCGGTCAGAATGGTCGGTATCGATGCGACCGACGGAAATATGGCGGATATCGTTTTTCAATTCACCAGAAGCTGGGGGAGTACTTATCCCCTCTGGAATTTCAGCAAACTGGCCAAGCGCAAAGAGGAGAAAGGCGATGAAATGACCTCCTCCAACCTGATGCGCTATCGAATAAAGAATCTTAACGGCATAATCCTTTTTCAGATCAGTACCAATTATTATAAAAATCATATTTATAATAATCTGCATGTCCGACGCCAGCAGTTACTGACTCTCCAGAAACCGGGCTTCTGTGATTTTCCGGCTGACTACGGCGAGCGTTATTTCATGATGCTGACCGCCGAGGACAAACGCGCCGATGGTAGTTTTGACGCCGGAGCCAGACGCAACGAGGCTCTTGACTGCCGGGTTTATAACTGTTGTCTGGCTGATATCTTCTTGGATAATATGGTCAGGAAAATGAGAGAGCAATATAAAACCATATATAAAAAAGATGAACTCGAAGCTTTAATCAATCGCCATTATGTGATCGAATATCTTACTAAGGAACTTGAAATGAAAAAACCGGATAAAAATATAACAAATGCCTCCTGATAAAATAACCGTAAACGGAAATCTGAGCGATGTCGGCGCGGTGGCGGCGGCAGGGGTGGAAGTTGAAATTCGTCTCAGTCTCAAAACCGTTTTTTACGACGCTGACGCTCAGATCGTGGGCAGCAGTCGGACGGTTCTCACGGACAGCGGCGGTGACTGGACGGTTGATCTGGTGGATAACGATAAAATGAGCGATAATCCTCATTATATTTTCACGATCCTGAAAATGAAATTCAGAAAAACCGTTCCTTTCAGTCTGACCGATCTTAATTTTACGGAATTGCCGGACGTGACTGTCTGATTCCGGCTGAAACAGAAAATATCATGAGAAAAATAAAGAGAATTCTCTCACCCTGTCCTGTCTGCGGTGATAATCCGATGATTGATGACTTCGGAACTTATATCACCATCGAGTGCTGCCGGACTGTGAACGAACAGAAACACGATTATCTGACCATGCAGGATAGAAAAAGCTGGAAAATAAAAAAATTCAGATACTCCAGGAAGGTCGAGAAGAAGGCTTTTAATCTGATAGCTCAGGAATGGAACGAGATGACCGCCCTTACAGCTTAAAAAAATTATGGAAACACAGGATTTAATCACTTTGCAGGGTAACATTTTCGATATCGAAGGGAATCCTCTGGAAACAGAGGTCAGTCTCGCTCTCAATAAAAAAGTGACGAAATATAAAACCAAGATCAGCGTCTCCGGAGAAGAACAGATCGTTCAAAGCTCCGACGTCGACGGCTCATGGTCGATAAACCTCACCGAAACCACCAACATGACCCCAGACACCTACTACCGCATCACCATCAACGAGAGCGTCTTCAGGAAACGTCTGGAGGACACTCCGGCGACTCAGAATCTGAATGATCTGGTTGATTATTCTTAGTCATCCGGAATCCGTTCTTTATAAAGCTTTTCGGTGTCGATAATAACAGAAGCAATGTCAGTAAGTTCGGTAATATCAATAACGCTACTGCTTGCAGTCCAATCTACACCTCGCTTAAAATCCGGTTTTATCGTGAATTCTTTTAATTGACCGGTAAATATTTTCTTTTTTAACTTTTTAGTTGCCTTTTTCCTCTGTCTTTTATTCATTTTGTGCCTGTTTGTGATCTGGTGGATGTAGTAAAATAAACTACTGTTTGGAGAAGATCAGAATTACTTTGAAGAGAGATATCACAGCATTTTTTTAAAATGCTGATAATCTTACTATTATCCGTTTCTTTATCCTTTAATAAATATTCATAAGCCGGCTTCAGATCGTTTAATGAAATCGGAAGTGTTCTTGCCAATTCAATTAAATCTTTATTCATTTTACCTCTTTTAAAAAATAATACGTTTTACACTGAAAATAATATAAATTAATACAATTAAATACTTTTGTATACGGAATATGAAAAAAATACTTTTTATTCTCGTCTGCTGTTTGTTCGCCGTTCAATTATACGCTTTATCGGCCACCACCAGAGGAACATACGCTTCCTGTTCTAAAAAGGAATGGCTTCAGGATATGCTCAAATTCGCTAACGCTAAAGACTTCGATAGTTTTCAGGCTTACCTCACTACTGAAAAATGCCTGATTCTGCAATCCGGACTGAAGGTGACGGTCACTGACCACGGAGTTTTCAGCGGTGTCAGCTGTTTTGTTTTTAAAGGCTTTAAATTATGGACCGTAACCGAAGAACTGGAAAACATGACCGTCGATTAAACTCAGTTCTCACGATGAGGAGTGAACTTTGAAAAAGGTTCGTGTTCTATATCAAATTGTTTATCCAGCTGTTTAAATATATCTTCAAACACCATAAAAGCCTTTCCTGAACTGTCTCTGGTTCTTGCCACCAAATGACAGGTTTCTTCATTGGCTTTGTGCTGCGCTTCTTTTGAGCTGAAGTCTTCCCGTTTTGATCTGATTCTCACTCCGGACGGCTTTACAAGCTGAACGATACTCCACTTCGGGAAATGGTATAAAAATTCAGCATGTGTTTTGGAAGCCAGAGCGATACTGCCGCCGATTTCGTACTCGTCCATGATTTCCTGAATTTTTAACATCGCTTCTTTTAAATCAGGATCGTAAGGTAGATTTTTATTCATAATCTGTCTCTTTTATTATTGTCACGGGATTATTTCTGTTTATTGTCTTATAATTTTTATATGCTTCTTTGTATGCTTGTTCGGTGGTTATGCCTGTATTTACCAACTGTATTATTCGATAAAAATAATTTTTCTGTTTCATCCCGCTTTTGTCGAGCCAGTATGGATAACAGCCGATTTTACGGCCTGTCAGGTTTGTAAAAATATCGATCAATGCTTTTTTATGTTCAGGTGTGAATTCGGGGTTTATTATCGGCAGCTCATTAATGGATTTCATCCTTCTCTCGGTAAGAATCTGAATTTCATCAAAACATTTAATATCAGAATCAATCACCTGTTCAATAAAATTCTGACTGGACGACAGACCTAAACAAGCCCAGCCTGTTTCAGTAATTATGGTTAATAACATGATTACCTTTTCCGCTTAATCAAATTCATAATATCCGTCTCTGCTTAATTTAAATTCATAATGCCCGCCTCTGCGAGAAGAATACCAGACTATCATTCAGAATATATGGTTTTTCATCATCGCGGCGATAATATCTTCGTTTCCGCTCCAACCGCCTGTACTGAAACTGTACCGTTCGTTTTTCTGAGAAACATAATCATCATATTTCCAGGCTTCCATACAGAATTCCAACAATTCTTTACGATCTTCTTTGTTATGAGTCTGATATTCCCGAATGGTTTTCAAAGTATGATCCGTCGGATAACCATCGGAATCAGATTCGGGGGCAAAAGGTATTATCTCCGGAGTGATCTTTGTTTTATTCATATATTTCCTGTTGCTACAAAATATTGTAAATAAGGCAGTAATTCTTTAACCTGCTCTCTGGTAAGGTGAATTTGAGTTTCGACTTTTACTTTCTCAGGAATAGGATGATCATCCCATTCCCATGTATCTTTATTAAAAATATAAACCTTTGGGTCTTTAATACCTAACGCAATCCCGATTTTATCTTCATTATCTGGTAAATAACATTTTCTCAAAGTACATTCCTCTTTATGAGAATCTGTAAAATCCACGTATTCAACTCCTTTTGGAGTAAGTTCTTTTTTCATTTTAAAAATACCTTTTAGTTAAAAATAATATGATTAAATACAAAATAGTAGTTATAAATACATAAATACTATTTGTATACAAAATAATACAAATAAATACTAATTAATATGAATTATCGAGTTATAAAAATTATCGACGGCGATACCTTCGTGATTGATCCGGTCTGGAGGTGGGGCTTCAAATACGGAGATCGAGTCAGGCCCACCGGCTACGATACCCCTGAACGAAATGAACCCGGTTTTAATTCCGCTACTCTCAAGTTGAAAAGACTTATTTTAAATAAAAAAGTGGTTTTAGGTAAGCCGATAACACTCAGTTACGGACGTCTGCTCTGCAAGGTTTTTTTTAAAGGAATAAATCTCGCTGATTATTTCCCGGAATATTCTTAAAAATGAATTTCCTGTTTTTATTTTTCACCTTTTCAGAATCTACAGATAAATTTATTTTCTGCTCTTCTTTGTGTAGAATATACTCTTACCATTAGGTATCTTGTTTGTTCTTTCTTCTTGTTTGTCTTTCTTCTTGTTTGGGGGTGTTTTTTTGCTTTAAATTTCAGATGGTTAAGACGATAAACAACTACAAAAAGCGCAAAACAGCTCTGAAAGCAACTACAGAAAGCGCAAATATTATTGAAAGCAACTACAGAAAGCGCAAAATGATCGGAAACGATTAAAAAACCCGTGTATTTTATTTTAAAAAAAAGTTGACTTTTATTATTTTTTCTGAGCATTCTTTTAAAGTGAAATTATTTGAGCGTGAAGAGGTAATTTTAATCTCGGTATCTGCTTGAATTTTCTTGCCTTTGAAAATAAAACGACTACATGTAAAAAAGTTGTTGTTTTTTAGATTTTGATTAGATAACTTTAGTTTCATAACTGAGGTTTTTTCTTTCGTTTCATAATTCTATAAACAAGGTAGAATTCAAGGGTGACGCCGGAACTGAAAAGACAGAGAAAAAGGCTCAGAGTTTTTTGTAGACCGTTAGCACGTCAAAGCTGATGGAAGGTGCTTGTTTCACCGTTCAAAAGATTCTGAGTCTTTTTTTTTGCTCGGAATCCGGACTCTGAACGGATATGGGAAAAACAGAAGAAAAAACCGACAATACAGTCCTGGTCACCAAACATCATAATCTGATTGAAGCCAAGTACGCTCTCGGTCTCAATGAGCAGCGGCTGATTCTGACTGTTATTTCCAAAATCCATCCCAAGGATACTGATTTTCAGTGTTACTCCTTCAGTTTTGCCGAGATAAATGAAATTCTGAATCTGAAGAAAAAACGGGTCGAGGTCAGAAAAAAAATCATGATCAGAGTGCTGGAAAGTCTCCAGCGTAATGTTCTGCATATCACCTCGATCAGAAACGGGGATAGAATTCTCAGTATGCCGGCCTGGATCGAGACTCCTGAAATCAACTGGGATCAGGAAACGCTCTCGGTCAGGGTTTCTTCTGCTCTCAGACCTTATCTGCTTCAGCTTCAAACTCATTTCTCTACCTACAAACTCTCTGATGTAGCTGGTTTACGCAGCGAATATTCCATCCGTTTTTTGGAATTCTGTAAATCGTTTGAGCCGCGCTCTGATTTTCATGATCTGATCATCGATAATCGCTACGTGACCCGTAAATTCTACACCATGCCGGAATTACGGGACAAACTCGGTTTGAAATCCACGCTTTATCCTCGCCCTTACAATTTCAAAACAAGAGTGCTGGTTCCGGCTCAGAAAGAAGTTAATGCTCAGACCTCTTCCCATTTCAAATTCAAAATGATTAAAACCGGACGGGAGATCGCCGGTATCGAATTTCTGATTTACGGGGCTGTCGTTCCTCCTGTTCAACTTGAACTGAACAAAGTCCAGGAAGCTATCTTTATACGGCTTAAAAAATTACGATGTCCTTCGGATTTCAGCCGACAGTTCCCGGTCACTTATGCTCACAAGGAAGAGCAGGTCTGGCAGACGGTCTGGGCGGTAGAGGAATATCAAAAACGTCTGCAAGACTCCGGTAAAAATCTGAAGTTTCCGGTTTCCGCTGTCCTGGCCGCTTACCGTGACGGCTGGCATTCCGTGCGCTGGGAGCGGCGACAGGAAGATTTACTTAAAACCGAAATGCGGAACTCTGAGGAGGAAGACGCCAGACTTCTGCTTAAAAAACTGGATGAATACCGGAAAGCACAGAAAAAACGAAAAGAAGAAACCGGGAAACTCCGGGAAGAGGAATACCGGAACCAGAAAAGACAGTGGGATACCGAATATCGCCTGCTGGAAATTAAAAAACGCCCGGAATTCGTCTGGTCGGTTCTGCCTGATATCGATCATCTGAAACCGGGACAAGAGGAGGAACTTAAACTTTATCTCGATGATTTAATCAGTAAAAAAACCGATAAATTTATGGATGTCTACAACCCCCTGATGGTTAAACTCATGGGCTTTTTCCTGGGTTTCTCATGACTTACATCGAGGTAAGCGGACTTTTCTGTACGGTTTATTTTGTGTTGGTTTTCGGACTTGGTGTTGAGTTCGTGAGGTGGTCGGTCGGTGCTATACGTTTAGTTACGATGGAGCTGTTTTGATGATTGTTTTGGTTTTTATTTGACTGCCCTGTTTATTTATGCCTTTAATTCTATAATTGCAGAATTTTTTAAAATAAATCATGGATAAAAAAATAAATTCCGAAAAAGAAATCAGAACAGTCAGTAAATCGGAAATGGTGAAAAGGCGGAAAGCTCTCAGCTCTGTCAACAGTGCTAAAATAGAAAAAATTAAATTAGATAAAAAGATTAAGGAATATCAGGCGAATATTGAATATTACGAGGATGTTTTATGAAATCAGAAAGAAAAAAGGAAGTCATTATCGGAACTTATGATCCGGCTCTGACTTCGGTGGTGGATGGAGTCCGGGTCAGAAGAGTTAGCTCTAACGCAGCAGCTGTCAAAGTGATTGCGATGCCGGAAGATGTTGAGACTTTGGCTGAATCTTTAGATGATTTATTACCGAGATTTACTGACAAATCTCCTTTCATGACATACTTCGGTCTCAAATGGGCGGTAAATTAAGTCACACTCAAGGCAGATCGATTGAAATCATGATCCAGTTGAAAATGGGAGCTAAGACCACCAATGTTCTGATCGAGCATCTGTCCAAGCTTCCGACTTACGATACCTACCCTCAACGCAGTAACGTCTGTAATTATCTGGCGGCTTGTCGTAAGGCCGGGATGGTTAAAACCCGGAAATTACGCAAGGCGATATTTCATCAGCACTCTCTGACCTCCGACGGTGAATATTATCTGGAGGAAGTAAGGAACGATGCCCAGCTCTTCTGAGAAAACGACTGAAGAGAAACTCAGACACGGCGAGGTTATTTTTCTGACCATGAAATGTCTGAGTAGTTACCCGTCCAGCGGAGTCAGAGCGATAAGCTGCTCGGATGAAAAATTAAAAGTCGCTTCGACCGGAGGTGCCCTGAAATGGCTGGAAAAAAGACAGGCGGTCGTTAAAAACTCTTCTCGTTGTTACAGCCTGACCGACTACGGTCGGGAGCTTTATCAGACGGTTGACCGCTGTTTTGAAATGGAAAAACTGTACAGTGCGCTCGGTTGTCGGATTATAAATTTCATCGGAAAAGGCGATGTCACCACCGGAAACTTGGATCGGCATCTGGACAGTCAGCAGAGGGTGATCAGCAATTGTCTGACTCAGCTCCGTAAAAAAGAGGTGGTTGTCAGTGAACGGGACTCCAGAGATAAACGGATTTATTATCACCGACTGAATACCAAAGGGCTGGCCGTTTATGCTCAGATCACCGGTGAAAAAGAAGAAGACGCCCTTCAGACTGATTTTAAAGAGATTTTCGTCGGAGTGGATGGAGACGGATTACCGGAAAGACAATTATCATTTTAATCATAAAACATGAGCCTTCAGCGTCTTAAAGACAGATTAACCAGACATTGCGCCACTCTCGAAAAGCTTTATGATACTTACGACCTGCTGGCCGCTAATCCCAAAGGACGGGTTGAAATGGATACCGGGGACGGTCGGGTCGAGTACACCAACCGCAGCCTGGGAGAACTGGACAAAGCCATTCACCGGCTGGAAAACGGAATCGATCTGATCGAACGCAAACTGGGCGGTAAGGGTATCGTCAGTTTTAGCCTTAGAAGAAATGTCGACGGCATCAGGAGGAACGTTGTCTGAAGATAAAACACCGATGATAATAAAACCGGAGATCGAAACCTTTAAATGGGTTTTTAAAATACTGGGTATTCCCATCTTCAGCCTGACCCGGACTCTGAACGGTGAAGAAGTTCTTTATCGAAGATTGGAAGAAAAACTTCTCAATGAAATCGAAAAAGGAATGTATGCCCGGATTAAAAATGATCTTTCAGATGATAATGAAATCGAAAAAGGAATGTATGCCCGGATTAAAAATAATCTTTCAGATGATAATGAAATCGAAAAAGGACTTTATGATCGGGTTAAAGAAAAACTACTCAAAGATCTGGAAACGCATCTGGCGAAACTGATGGTTAACGCACAAAATCAACGTGGCAGGTAAACCGTTCATCAACTCAATCGGGAATGTAATGAGTCCCGCCGCTAAAAGGCAGCTCTACCCGAATTTTATCGGCGGTGCGCCTGGAGGTGATCTGATCGTTCCGGCTCCGCTCTGGGATTATGACCCTGGTGACGTGGCTAATCGTGGGGTCGGGGCTGAACCTACTCCTCTTTTTTTTCTGGTTAATAACAGAACGGCTGCTGCTGTTAAAACCAATGATTTCGTTCAGACTGTAATGGCGGACAAACCTGAATTGGATACCGCTGTTTTCGGTACGGTCGATGGTATGCGTACGATTCAGGACAGTACGAACTTAATGTTAAGTACGGGTAACGGCGGCGCGCCTGGGCCTTCCTTTCCTCCGGAGATGACTGTTTTCATGCGGTTTAAATATACCGCCGGAAGTACTGCTGTTACTACTATATTGCTGCGGATGACATTTACGGACTGGATAACAGCCGCAGGTGTCAGTTGGTCGATTTCGGTTAATTCGTTCAATAGAATCACCAGTTTTATGTTTAATCTGATGACCTTTGTTTCTTTTGATAATATTTCTAATGATCCTCCTAATAATTTAGTTCTCGGTTCGACGAATCTGCTGGTGATCCGTTACAGCAGGATCAATAATCTGCATGATATGAGATTAAACGGAGTGGTTCAGCCGCTTACCAATATTGTATCATCGACGGCTCTCACTACTCCCAGAATATCGGTTTTTAATTGGGGGAATATAAACCTCTCTACCTTTGCCGGTGATGTCAGTCACGGGGATTTCCGGGGATATCGCGCTTTTCTTAATCAGGCCCAGATCGACGAGGTCAGTACTGAAATCAACAACAATGTCTAAATTATGATCAGATTCCAGATATTTGATGATGTTCCGCAGGCGGATGTGATAAATGCCAATATAAATACTTTGCTGGGATTTCCTAACGGATCGGTTAAATATCGATTGAATATGGTTCATTTTGACGGAGGTGATTCACGGGTGGCCTGTATCGTTGAGGATTCTCTGACCGATGCCTGCGCCGGAATGACGGCGGAGCAGAAATTATCATATTATGATGAGCCTAATCTGGTCGGTGTCGAATATCTGGCTGACGAGGGCTGGTTCTCAATACAGAGCGAGTAAATGTCCGATAAATCAATGGAGCGGATCGCTGAGGCGGTTTATAAAATCAGTCGGGTTCAGTCCGGCGGTATGACCGCTTCGCACGCTCCCGGTGCCGGATTCGGAGGCGGTTTTCATTCCGGAGGGGCTAAATCGCCTTTCGGGATCTCCGGAGACGGTGCCCCCACTTATCTGGATCACCGAAGATTAAGACAGAACGTCAGACGAGCCGTACACACTGATCTGAACGCCAGGTCAATAGTGACACGTATCACTGATACCGTGGCGGATGTCGGAATCAGAATGGAATCGGTACCGTTAATCGGTATTCTCGGTATTTCCAGAAAACAGGGCCGAGCATGGTCGGAGAACGTCAGCAGTCTTTTCGATCTCTGGAGTAGATCGAAGAAAGGACATCGGGCCGAGGAGATGAATTTTTATCAGTCTCAAAGATTTTACGCTTTTTCCCAGCAGCGCGATAACGATATTTTCGTCAGGCTTTTTTATTCATCCGACAGATCGCTGATGAATCCTTTACAATTCGAGTTTATAGATCCTGATCAGATCGTGGGAGATACGATCACCACTTCCTTCGGTCAATACCTCAGAAATAAAGACGGCATCGAACGCAACGCCGCCGGGAAAGCGATCTCGTACAATATCAGAGTCAGAAAAGACAAGGGCGGATTTGAAAACGTCAAAATCCCGGCGATGGGTCGGGGTTCCGGTCGCAGAATGATGTTACACGGCTACTCCCAGGAATACGCCGGACAGAGTCGGGGCTTTCCTCCGCTCTCTCATGCTTTACAGGAAATGGCTGACTTGACGGATTTTACCACTTCTCAGATTAAGAAGGCGATTAATCAATCTCAAATCTGGATGTTCGTTAAACCGTCTTCGGACGCGGCGGCTTCTAATCCCTTCGAGGGGTTCAGCAATCCTCCGGCCGGTCCTCTCGCTTCCGCTCTGCTTGGCTCTAATCCGACTCCGTCGGAAGACGCTCAGAACGTGCCGGAAGTGATCAGTCCGGTGACTCATTTCGAGATGGAGAACGTCAATATATCGACTCCTGGATCGACGGCGGTCATGAATCTGGACAGGGGAGAAGAGATCAAACCCTTTGTCAATACCGCTCCGGCTGATAGTTTCGATAAGTTTGTGGATAGTTTTACCGCTTATCTTTCAGCGGCCAGCGGGGTTCCGATGGAAGTTCTTCTGATGAGATTCAGTAATAATTTCTCGGCTTCCAGAGCGTCCCTGATTCTCTTCTGGAGAATATGCAATATCCATAGACAAGAGGAGATTTCAGACTTCTGCAATCCGATTTATGAAGGCTGGCTCTCTGAAGAAATCGCTCGCGGCACGGTCAACGCTCCGGGATGGAGTGATCCGGTTTTACGCTCGGCCTGGCTCAACGCGGTCTGGCACGGCATCGCTCTTCCGAATATCGATCCGGTCAAAGCTGCTAAAGCCGCTCAGATCAATATCGGGCTGGGTGCTACCACCCTGGATAAATATGCGATGGAAGTGAATGGCTCATCCGGTAAATCAAACCGAATGAATTTAACCGAGGAGCTGAAGGAATTACCGACAGACCCTTTTAACCTTAAGGAAATACAAAATGGCTAACCCGGTTTTAACGGCTTGTCCGGCTGATCAATGGACCCCGGTGGCGATAAACGTAACCACCGGACTCATTCATATTTTCAAGAAAACCAATACCAGATATTATCAGACTTATCGGGATACCGGAGGAGGCGCGCCGAGCAACACGCCCAATCCCCAGGAAGACCTTTTCGAAGGGGTGCCGATCCTTATGACTAAAAGCAGTCAGGCCGGTAGAAATTTTAACGTGGGAGTGGCGAACATTGAAGCGGCGGCCGCTATCGATGTCTACATTTACACCGAACCGAACGATGGTGAAGTCAGAGTCGATCTATGAACAGGAGAATAAATGTTTGAATTATGGGCCGCTGAAGAAAACGGACTGAGAGCCTACCTGGAAAAGAAAGCCGGGTTCCGTTATCAGGGCAATGAAGAGGAAATGAAATCTTTTTTCTTTCTGCGGGCTGAACAGGATGACGATGATAAAAACCCTTCCATTCTGAAGATTGAAGGCGATACCGCCACGATCCGGATTAAGGGGGTAATGGTTTCTGAACTTGATTTCTTTGACCGTATTTTCGGCGGAGTGACCGCTTTCTCTGAAATTATCCGCTCTGTTGAGTTGATTCAGGCTGACTCGAATGTAAAAAATACCAGACTGCTTTTTGATACTCCGGGCGGTCATTTTCAGGGAGTTGAACTGGTCTGGCAGGCTCTGATGGGTCTGCGTGAGACTAATCAGATCACAGCCGTTAATGAGGGCTTACTGGCTTCCGCCGGGTTTTATCTGGCTTCCGCCGCTCATGTCATTGAATCCACCAGCCCGACCAATTTAAGTGGATCAATCGGAGTGCTGATCGCCGGGTTCGATTTTACGGAATCTGACAAACAACGAGGTATTAAAGAAGTGATTATCGTTTCCCGTAACGCTCCCGATAAAGCGATCGGGATTGAGACCGAGGAAGGAATCGCTTTACTTCAGAAACGGATCGATACCGCCGAGAGTTTTTTCATAGATCGCATCAGTCAGGGCCGTAAACTGGAACCTGCTTTCATCATTAAGAACTTCGGAAGAGGAGATGTTCTTTTTTCCCAGACTCTGGATGAGTCGCCGGACGCTTTGTCCGTAAAAATGATAGATAAAATAACTAATCAGGGGACAGCAGGCGGTGATTCTTCTGCTTCCGCTCAATCTAAACAGGAGAACGAAAAAATGGCTTTTAAGACGATAGAAGAAGTGCTGGCAGCTCATCCGGAAGTGAAAGCAGACTTGGATCAGAAGCTGACGGCTGAATTTAATAAAGGAAAAACAACCGGAAAAACCGAGGGTGCTGAGGAAGTCCAGGGCCGGATGACTCAGGCCATGTCTTACATGAAAGAAGGCAGTACTTATTTTGAAAATGAAATCATTCGGAACGTGGCCGTAAAAGTCCTGAAAGGGGAAGAGTCGATGATTGTCTTATCAACGGCAATCACCACTTACGATATGATGCACGAAAAGGATAATTCATCCGAGGCTAAAAAAGAGACTGATAAAATCGGCGATACTGACCCTGATATTTCTAAGGCTTCCACTGATGGCGTGGTCAGAAACGAGGAGGATATGAAGGCCGCTATCGAAAGGTCAAAAAGTTTCTAAGACTTACTTTAACTGAAATAATCTTTAATCTTATCCGAGGATTTAACTATGTCCGGTGCTCCTAATTATCAACCTGTCCAGAAGCGAACCGATGTCGATACTCGTCCCTTCGTGCTGGAAGGACACCCTAAAAATCTTGGTAACGCTGTTTTCGAGCAGGACGGCGGTCGTTCCGGCGATCTGGAAACCTTCACTCTGCTCGCTCAAATCTCCGCTAACGGTAAATTCACCAGTTACACGGATGAAACCGCTACCGACGGCACTGCTGATCCGGGCGGTATCTATTTGGGGGCGACTATCCCCGAACAGGATATTATAGACGGTGATGTTTCGCTGGTCGCTATTCTGACGGATAACGCCACTTTCGATGATACCAGACTGATTATCGAAAATTCTAAACTGCTTGCGACGATCATCGCTGCCGGTACGGTAAACGCCAGAACCGTGGAAGATGTATTACGCAGACGACAGCTTATTCCTGTTTCAACCATTAATCGAGCCGGTTTTGAAAACTGACTGACGAATTGACAGATACTTAAAACCGTAAACCAACTAAAAAGGTACGATATAATGCCTGACTTAATTGCTCCCAATAATTACTCCCGTTTTTATCAGGGTTCATTCGCTGATGAAAAAATGATCGGAGTTTCCAGCGGGTTTCTCTCCTTTTTCGGTAATCTGATTAACGGAGGTGAAACTAATTTTCTTTTTGATACCCAGGCGTTTGATATTGATATTGAACGTTCCGGGCGTACCATCGCCGCTACTGTTCTGCGCGGCATCACCGGTACTTTCACCGACACCGAAGTGGAAACCGGAGATCAGTTCTCGGCTTTCAGTCGGGTTTTCCCTCTGGTCAGAGAGGCTGTTTCGCTTAATGCTGAACAGGCCATGAACCGTCTGCTCGGAGAACGTCCTTACAGCGGAATGACTAAAGCCGACCGTCTGCGTAAACTGGCTCGTAAAAAACATCTGGCCATTATTAAAAAACACATGGGAACCCATGAACTGATGGCTTCCAGGTCGATTCTGGATGGTAAAATGCCGGCTATTCTCGGTACCACCAATGCTAATCTCATTTATGACTGGCGACGCAGTGTCGACAATACTATCACTGGCTCAGACTGGAGTGAGGGCGGCAATGAAATTATGTTCGATATTGATAAAGCCGCTGATAAGGTACATGAAAACGGAAAAGTCCTGGCCGATATGATTATCATCGGACGAAATGCGATGGTCGATTTTCTCGCTCAACCTGAAATAAAGACGTTTTTCGAGACTCGGCGGCTTGATCAGGGATCTATTGATATTAATTCCGCATCTCGACTGCCGGAAAAATTCAAACGTTTTACCGGGCCGGGAGGTCTGGAACCCAGAGGTGTTCTGATGACACCGAAGGGCCGTGAACTTTGGGTCTTTAATTATAATCAGTTATATGAAAACCCTAAAGGCATCAATATTTATTTTATGGATCAGGATAAGGCTATAGTCGCTTGGTCTCAAGCCCGTCATGATCGTTATTTCGGTCCCGGCCAAGCCCTTGATCCTACCACCGGCCAGATTCAATGGTATCTGGATCGTTTCGGTTTTACTCCGGATGATATTCCGATGCCGGAAAATAAACCCGTTGACGGTATTTTCGATTCCCGGATGTTTCATACCTACGCCTTTGAACGTGATCAGCAGGTGATCCGGGTCGTCACTGAGTCCGCTCCTATTTACGCTACGACCATGACTGATTCGATTGCCGTCTTAACAGGTCTTGCAGCCGCTTAATACAGGAGAAAATGAATAAAGAAATATACTGGTTAGGTCCGGGAGTACTTTCTGCGGGTAAAGACGGGAAGGATGTTTACCCGAATAAGATAATACCGGTGGAAGTGCTGGAATATCTGGGAGAGAAAAGAATCAAGTACTTTGTTGACAAAAAACAGATGTCCGGGCTTACTGCGACTCTGGCTCGTCAGCAGGCCGGAAAGAATACTCAGGAAGCCGTTAAAAAGCTGCAGGCTGAAATAGCGGATTTGAAAACTACTATTTCAACTTTGACTGAAGCTTCGGTCGATCTGGCTCAGAAGAATAAAGAGCTGAGTGATGCTAAAGCAGGTAATTCAGATGATGTTGAGAAATCACCTGCGTATAAAAAACTTGGGGAGAGATTATTGAATAAAGACGAAGCTTATCAAACCAAGTGCGGTCAAAATCGGGAATTGAAAATAGAGGTTGAGGATCTGACCTCGGCTAATAAAACTCTCAAAAAACACAATGATAAGCTTCATAAACAAGTCGGGAAGCTGGAGAAGAAGCTGACTAAAAAAGGAATTCCTATTACCGAGGATGACCGGGAAAATGAAGGTGATAATGTAAACCTTAATGATGACCCCGGACTCGTCAATCTTGAAACAAAAGCGGGGCCGGGATAAATTATGGAACAGACCACGGTACAGATGGGAAAAAGTATTACGGTGGGAGCAAAAACCTTTAAACCGGGTGACACCCTGCCGGAATATCTGATGAAACAATTTCAGAGTTCAAAGGAATATCGTAATTTTTTTACCGCTAATCTGATCCCGATGAAGGATTATCTGAAAGAGCAGGATAAAAAGGAAGCTGCGGCTTTGAAAGAAGCTGAGAAGAATAAAACCCCTGAGCTTTCAGAAGATGATCTGACGGAATCCGATCAGCAGAAGGAGAATAATATTGATGACGATGTGGACTTCTGATCATGACTAATCCTCTACTGAAGGAAATCACGGAAACCGTGGGTGATATCATCCGGAATGATTTTAATCAGCCGGTGGAGCTGATTGATCTTGACGGTAAGCTTTATACTCAGTCGAAGGCTGATCCTACTAAAAAAATCATGGGAATGGTGATGTGGGAAAGCCGGGATGTCGATTTCGCCACCGGGATGGACACGATGGTGCAACGTCCGGTGGTCAGTATTTTTCTGGATGATCTGGAACGGGTGCCTGAAGAGCGATTTTCAGAACCCACCGCCCAGTGGGTGGTCAGAATTCCTAAATCACCGCTGACCGATGAAACGCGGAGCTACACTTTATCAGGTCCGCCTAAACTTTTTAATACTTTGAATTATATTCAGCTCAAACTCCAGAGGTTGACGCAGTCATGAGTCTCAGCGATCTGATGGCCTTCGAGGTCATTAAAAAAAGTCTGATTGAAAACGTATTGCAACCGGTTCAGGGCGATCTTTTCCAAACCCTTGATTTTCCCATGCCGCACCTGGGATCGGACGGAGTCCTGAACGAGAGAAGAAAAGTAGCCGTTTATTACGCCGGAGGTAAGTTCGGCGGCGGTCTCAAAAAACCTTTTCATAATATCACCATCAATATCGAAATGACGGTGGCGGCTGATTCCAAAGCCGATCTGCTGGTACTGGAGAAGACTTTACCCGAACCGGAAGCTCAGGTTTTCAGACGGGACGCTCTGGCTCAGATGAAACTGGCCGAGGCCCGCTGCGACGCTCTGCTCGATGAACTGATCCGGATTGTTTATCAGATCGTGATGAATGCGAAAAATCGCGACCTGGGTGTGGATCGTATCGAACCGTCTTCCCCGGTCAGAGTACAGGGCAGGATGGTTACGGCTGTCGATAAAACCGAGCCGATGAGAGCCAAAGAAGGCGGAGATTTAGTCCGGATGGTGGCTCTGATGACTTTGGAATGTCGAGCCGATGAAGTGGTGGACGGAGCTGTTCCGATCGGACCGCCGGCAGGTGAGAAGTCCGAGATCGATCTGGAATTGGAACTTAACGATGACACGGTGACTAAAACCGGAGTTTTTGTCGAGAATGACTAAATATATTTAATTAGGAGATAAATTATGGCTGAATTCGGATTGCCGGGCGCACTGGCCTCCGGTAATAGTGCCGGAGTTGAAAACGTACAGTTTGCTCAGATCGTCGAGATCGTCCTTCGGAAAATTCTGATTATCGCTACTTATGATCCGCTTCTGACTTCGGTGGTGGAAGATGTCCCGTTCAGAATTTTTAACGCTAACGAAGCCGGAATTGAGGCCGGTGACGGTTTCATGGCTCACCGGCTGGCGATCAGAGCCTTCGAGGGATCACAGGGAGCGGAAACCTGGATGATTCTGCAAGGTGAAGCCGGGGGTGGTGCCCAGGCTGTCGGAGATATCGACTTTACCGGGTCAACCGGAGTGGTGGCCGGGCAGTTGTTTCTTTATATCGCCGGTGTGCTGGTGGCTGCTATCAACCTGATTGCCGGAGAAACAGACGATGATATCGCCCTGAAAGTAGTGGCGGCTGTCACCGCCGATAAAACCCTGCCTGTTACCGCTGCGGTAAACGGCGGCACTCTCGCTCAGGTTGATTTCACATCCAAAAGCGAGGGGCTTTGGGGTAATGATATCACCCTGGCTTTTAATCTCAGAGCCAGAGATGAGTCTCCTGTCGGAGTCCTGGCGGTTATCACCGACATGGCTTCCGGAGCCGGAACGCCGGATGTCCAGACAGCTCTGGACGGACTGGGTACCGGAGATAATCAGAACGAGAACTTTTTCACCGATGTCATCTGCGGTTACGGCCAGGATACATCTACTCTGGATAAAATCTCAGTTTACAACGGCGTCGGAAATGACTTCGTCGGGAATTATTCAAAAACAGTGGCGAGAGCCTTCCGCGCTTTGGTCGGAGATACAGTTCCCGGTACCGGAGCTTTGACTACTCTGATTTCAGCAGCCGACGGCAGGGCTGAACTGGATCGTACTAACGGTGTTATCGGTGCTCCCGGAGAGTTTTATCATCCGATGGAAATCGCGGCTTCGGTTGTCGGAATCATGGCCCGTACCAATAATCTGAGAGCGCAGGACAATTACGTTAATAAAATTATTCCGAATATGCCCCCGACTTCCCTGGGTTCCGACCGCTGGACGAACGACTATACTTTGCGAGATGACGCTATCCGAAACGGGGTCGGTACCACTCAGGTTAAAAATCTTACGCTCACCGTCCAGGACGTGATCAGCTTCTACCGTCCGGCCGCGGTGGTGCCTGAATCCAACGGTTATCGTTCCATGCGTAACATCGCCATTATTCAGAATCTGGAAGCCAATAACAAAGCCAATTTCGAGCGGGCTTTCTGGCAGAATATCACCATCGTGGAGGACTCTAATAAAGTCACTGATAATGTTGATCAGGAAAAAGTACGTGATCGTACCGATGCGGTTGATGATGTGGTAAATCTGGCACGTCTTTTCGGCCGTAAAGCATGGTTTTTTACCGCTGATTTTACGATTCAACGATTGAAATCCGATCCATCTTTGGTTACTGTTCTGACCAGCGGCAGAGGTTTTAAGGTGCTGATGCCCGGTATCCTGTCCGGTGAGGGCGGTATTTTCGATAATACGATTCAGTTTGATGTTAGTCTGACTATTTTAGCACAAAATTAAGGAGAACATAAATGGCAGGTTCCGGAACAATAAGAGAAGTTAATTTAGACGGACTCAGATTAGACGCCTTCGGCGACGTCGATATTTCTCTGAAAGGAGGTAAATTCGATAATGAGTCCATCGCTACCAGCGGTCGTAATTATAATAAAAAAACCAGACACAATCAGGAGGCTGATGCTCTGACGGTTAGAGCCAGTGCTTTGCAGCATGAACTTTTAAACGAACTCAACGATAAAACCATACCTTTTAAAATCAGTTTCACTGATGCTAACGGCGACCGGTTCACTGATTTCGGGAATATCGATTATGTAAGCTATACCACGGCTGATCAGAAAGCCACTATAAAACTGCAGCCGGAAAACGGCTTTATCATTTTCGTTGGTTAAACCAAAATAAATAAATATGAAAAATAAAAAAGTCGGATTCAGAAGTTTTAAGTTAAAGAACGATTTTCCGATCAGTCAGGAAGTCGCTGAAGCTCAGATCCATGAATTTCTCAGTTATTATGAAATTTCGGCTGATACTATCACTAATGAGGAAATGATAAAAGCCTGTGAGATTCATTACGATAAAATGGTTATCGTAATCAGGAAAGGTATTCTCACTATCGAAAACGGTGAGAAGGGAGAATTGGTGATTACTCACAAACTATCTTCCGGAACTGAGATCACATACTCTGAATTGTTGGGAATTCATAAAGTTCAGGATCAGAAATTGAGTACTAATGAAACTTCGAACGTTGCTATGATTACTGAGCGTACTTATTCGGTAATCGCTAATATGGCTAATCTGGGATTGTCTGATATTGTAAAATTTAAAGGGTCGGATTTAGTCGTGGTCGAATGCTTGGGTTTTTTCTTACTAAACGTGTAATGCCGATTCTTCACTCGAAAATGTTTTATTTATTCGCTCATCAGGTCTCGCCTCTGGAGATTGAAAGAATGAGCTTCAGTTCCATCAGATACTGGACTGAACACGCTGTTGAACTCGATAAGATCAGAAATAAACCTGTAAAATAAATGGCTGATTTCTCTGTCAGTACTCAATTAATAGTCACAAGCAACGCTGGAAGGTTATTCCAGCGGACGACCAAGACCATCGGTTTGTTCAGTCGGGACGCTAAGTCTTCTTTCCGACAGGCCGGAAGAGCTTCCAGTCAGTTTGAAAGGACCTTTTCCCGGAATATCGACCGTCTTCAACAGAGAGCGCAAGCCTTCAGAGGAATCACCGGAGGAATTCTGGCGGCTGACCTGATTCGTAAAGGATTGCGAGGAGCTACTTCCGCATTCACAGCCTTTTTCACTGAGGCCGGGAAAGTAGAGAAGGCCGAGGTTGATTTCAGAGTGTTGTTCAACAGTATCGAAAAAGGTAAACAGACCGTAGTTGATCTCAGAAAACTGACACTGGAGACTCCCTTTTCATTCAGGGGTTTAGCTGCTACCGCTAACCTGCTGCTTAATATGGGAGTGACTACCCGTGAGAATCTGATTCCGATGTTGAGACAAGTCGGTGATCTGGCTAAAGGTGATGAGGACAGATTGTTGAGAATCGCCTTCGCCGCCGGTGAGATCGCTACCAACAGTAAAGCCTCCTTTCAGGAAATACGTCAGTTCACCAACGCCCAGGTCGCTCTGCTGCCTGAATTGGCTAAACAGTGGAAAGTCAACACTGCAGCGGCCAGAAAGATGGTGACGCAAGGCCGGGCTACTTTACCGGAAATGACCAAGGCTTTTAAGGCCATGACCTCGGCAGGCGGAAAATTTTTCCGGGCTACTGAACTTGGGGCTAAGACTTTACCTGCCAGATTCGTCAGATTAAAAGATACTGTTCTCCAGTTTGCCGCAACCATCGGGAAAGCCATGCTGCCCGAAGCTAAAAAATGGGTTGATCTGGCCATCAAAGTGACCACTGAGACTATCGAGTGGGCTAAAGCTAATCAAGGGCTGATTACAGAAAAGTTTGTAAACGGTCTGGAAAGAATTAAAAATTTCGGAAAGGATATCTGGCCTATCTTTAAAGGGATAGGAAAGGCTTTTACAATTATGCTGCCGGTAGTGGAAAAACTGGCTCCGATTCTGCCGATCATGGCCGCTGGCTGGTTGTTGAATAAAGTCGCTTTGGGAGGTCTTTCTTTTTTTCTTTTAGCTAAAGATATAAAACTTGTGGTTAATGCTGTTAGAACTTTGACCGGTGCTCAATGGCTTTGGAATGCTTCGGTTATCGCTAATCCTATCGGATTGATTATTACAGGGATTATCGTCCTTTTGACGGCTCTGGGGGTCGGAATCTTTCTGGTGGTCAAAAACTGGGATTTTCTGAAAGAGAAGGGGATTCTGGCTTTCAAAGGAATCGGGACTTTTGCCAAAGAAACCTTTTTTGAAATTCTGTCGATGGCTTTTTTTGTAATAGGCGGAATCATAAAACTGTTTGCGATCATGGTTTCTAAACTGGGAGATGTTTTCGGAATTGAATTTACGGCGTTTGATGCTTTAAGTGAGAAAATTTCCGAAATCCATCGCAAACTGCTGATAAAAGCCGGACTCAGATTTCCGGTGGAACCCATTCCCGGAAAAATCGATCTGCTGGCGCACGCTTTAGGTATTCCGCAGGGAGGTTTTACTTTCGGTATTCAGCCTGTGTTCAGAAGTCCTCTGTCCGCCGCCGGTGGAGTGCTACCCTTCGCTCCCGGCAGAAGTCCATCTGCAGCTTCTACGCCTGCCGCGACGGACAGCACCACCGATACCCCCGGTCTGAATATTCCGTTTTTCGCCGGATTCAACAAACAGGTTATCGAACACCTGGTTAAACTGGATTTCGGAGGACTGCCTCAAGGAACTAAAGTCTCAGTCGATACCGGAGGCAACGACGCCCCGCCGATCATCATCAACATGCTGGGAGAGAATCCATGAGAATACAAGATAAGGTGACTTTAAAAACGTATAACGGAAAAGGAGGTTTTGTCCAAGGTTACGGCATCGACTGGCCTGAAGATGAAAACAAAATAACGCTCTCTTTGTATAAACATAATAAATCGATTTCGGTTGATCTTAATAAAAGTTTCTGCCGTCAATTATCCGAATCACTTTTAGACCGGTTTAAATGAGCTTCGAGGAACGCACCAAACCCGAAATCCGATTTACGTCTCCGCTCAAAAAAGTCTTTACGGCTTTGTGGCGTGAGAACGATCGCGAAAAAGAACACGCTCTGGGTATTTTTAAATATCCGGGAGTGAAAGGCGCGGTGATTCAGGATTTAGATGTCGGGGCGGTGGATTATCCGCTGACCTTTTTTTTTACCGGAGAGAATCACGACCAGGAAGCCCAGGCTTTTTTTCAAGCCTGTGACGAAAACGGAAGCTGGCAGGTCATTCATCCCACGGTAGTCGGTACTTTGAATCTCTTTCTGGCCAAAGTCTCTCAGAAAATCAGCCGGGTGGACGGAGCCAACGTCACGATGTTTACCACTTCCTGGCTGGAATCGATTTCCAGAGACCGGGTGATCAGCATCGCCGAAATTCAAGAGAACCTTAATTTTCAAGTGACGGTCATCAACGAGACCGCTTCCGGATCCTTTGAACGGAATCTGGATCAGACCACTTCCACCAGAAGACAGAGAGCCGTCACCGGAATGAAATCGATCTTGGCTAAAATGCAGAGCGGTTTACGTGCCTTGTACGAACTGAACGCCGAAATCAACCGCCGCTTCAATGCCATTGTCCGGGGAGTGAATGCCGCTTTAAATGAAGTTATTCTGAGACCGCTGCTTTTAGCCGCTCAGTTTCAGGAACTGGCTCAACTGCCTCTGCTGGCTACGAATAATATTCAAAGCCGGCTGGAATCGTACCAGAATCTGAGTCAATCTATTTTTGATATCTCTCCCACCGTGGATTTTGTGGACGACCTCAATACGGTTTTTGTTCAGGAAATGGTACTAAACGGGATTTTAGGAGCGGTGGGACAGACCTCCATCAGCGGCAGTTTTTTCACGCGTACCGAAGCTTTGGAAACAGCCCGGCTGATTTCCGATATTTTCACCGAGATCACCGACGGCCTCGATGCCAATCAGGAACTTTTTAAAGACAGGCTGATCCAGTTTCAATATTTCAGCCAGGCCGAGAGCTTTTCCGATGTCAGCCTGATGATCGCTCTGGCTCTCAATTTCATTCTCAGAGAATCATTCGACCTCAGAATCGAGAAAAGATTCATCCTGGATAGAGATAGAGCACCGATTGAAATCACCATCAAGGAATACGGAACGCTGGGAGAAGACGACGCCAACTTTGATTTTTTCACCGAAACCAACAAACTGCACGACACCGATATTCTGCTGCTCCCTGCCGGAAAGGAAGTAGTGGTTTATGTTTAAAAGGAAATTATTTTATGTTCGGTAGAAAAAAACTATCAATTATAAGTGATCCTTCAGTTGTGGAAATTGAAGAATTGATCGATAAAAAAGAGACGTTTCTACTTCATATCGGAAAAGGAAATCTCATGGAATATTGCAGTCAGATTGAAACGATAATTGAAAAGAAAGGGATGTCATGTCGGATAAGAACAAAAAACAGGACTGCTGTAAATGCCGGGGCATTACTGACTGGAGTAGGTCTGTTAGGCTTTGCTGCTCAAATCGGTCATAATATCGGAACGTTTAATCCTAACTGGGAAATTATCAGGAATCCTTTGAATAACCAGATTAAAGTTGATTATTGTCCTGGTCTATTTGGAAACAAAAAAATTTGATAAATGGCTAAACCGATCCCAGGGCAAAGATATAAAGTAGTCGCCGGAGACACGCTGTCAGGCATCGCCGGGCAGGCTTACGGTGACATCAACCTCTGGCCTCGGATTTTCAGAGCCAACAGACTGGCTTCCGGTGATCCTGATAAAATAGCGGTCGGTGAAATCCTGATCATTCCGCTGCTGACGGAAATCGACGATCTCAGACAACGCTTTTTTCAGTCCGAAACCTCCGACGGCTTTATCCTGAAACTGGGACGGAGACGGATTCCCGTCATTTCCGGGAGAGTGACCAGAACCATGAACACCGTGGCGGACGGCTGGTCGGCTGTGATCGCCTGGGAGCCGGAATCCGATCCCGAACTGGATAAGCTGATTCTGCCGGAAAGCTTTACGGAAGCCTCGGTCTTTCTGGACGGTCGGCTGCTGGTCAGAGGATTATTGTATACGCCTGAAACCAGCCTCAATAGCGAAGGCCGGACGGCTGCGCTCCAGGGCGGTTCCTTTACGATGGATTTATTAGACTCGAATCTGCTGCCGCCATACGAGGACAGTAATTTTACGCTGGAACAGCACACCAAACGCATTCTCGACCCTTTAGGGATCGGGCTGGAGATTCAGCCGGAATTATTATTACAAGGTCAGTTCGATCGGGTGGTGGCCAGTCCCACGGAGAAAATAGCCGATCATTTAATGAAGCTGGCTCAACAACGGCAGATTCTGACCTCCTCGACTCCGGAGGGCAAACTGCTCTACACTCAGGCCGATATCGACTCCCGAAGCGTGGGAACGGTGCAGGAAACCGGAGAGGATGTCGAGCAGTGGAAATTCGCCTCGGACGGTCGCCGGCTGTTTCATACTTACCGGGCCATCAGTCAGGGTGCGAACTGGGATCAGAAAGTCGGGATCGCTAAAGATAAGCATATTCCCCGTTCCAGAGTGATGACCTTCCAGGTCAATAACAGTCTCAAAGGCGATATGAACCAGATTGCAGCCTGGAAAAGAAACAACCAGATCGCTAAATCGCTGAAACTCTCGCTGCCGGTCACGGGCTGGCTGGCTCCGGATTTCACTCTCTGGCGTGAGAATACCATCATCACCGTCAAGTCGGGAACTTTCCGGGTGCCGAACGGGTTTGATTTTCTGATCAGAAAAGTCGAGTATCAATTTAATAAAGAAGGTAGAACGGCGGTGCTGGATATCGTACCCCCCAGTCTCTACACTAACCGGGAACCGAAACTGCCCTGGAGAAAAAATCTTTGATTATGGAAACATTTATAATTGTTTTAACTGCGATAATGTCTTGTACTGGTGGTATTTTTGTTATCTGGTCATTTTTGGATACCAAAAAAAAAGTGAAAGAAAAAATCTTTGAAAGACGGCTTCACGATTGAAAAAGAGAGGAAGGCCGGTAGTTCAGGTCGGAATTAAAAAACAGTATAATAAACAGCGGTAAAATGGCTTTTCAGATGACATTGGAAACGGGAGTGGTGACAGGGAGTGAAATCAAGAAAAACCGGGATGGAGAGTTCTCGGCGAGGCTTCTTCAGTGCATCGTGACCGATCCCGAAGACGTCCAGACCGTTCAGCTTATGAATCATGTCGGAGAGGACAGCGCGCCTCCGATCGGCTCCACGGTGTTGATCGGAACGGTGGGCGATGTCAAATTCGCGATCGCTTCGGAAGACAATATCACGCCTGAAGTTGCTCCCGGAGAGAAACTGCTTTACAGCTCATCCGGTGGAACCGAGGAAACTCCCGGAACCAAACAGGCCACGCTCAATCTCAGAGTTGACGGCTCGATTGAAATTAACGGGCTGGCTGATTTCGCCATGAGATTTAACTCGTTCAAAGCCGTCTTCGACGCTTTCCTGGTCAGTCTGAATACTGAATTAACTCAAATAGGAGTACTTCTTCCAGGCTACGCAAATACTCTGTTGCCGGCTGATATGACTCCGGCCAGAGTCGATACGGTGAAACTGCCTTAAACAAATTATGAAAAATAATATAATTAAATTAGAATTTGCTTCTGAAAAACCTGATGTAATGTTAGAAAACGCAAAGGGTAAATACAAAACTATTTTGATTTTGGGTTATGATCATGATGGAAAAATGCAGTATACTGCTGATACAAAGGTTACAGCAGAAGGAGCGGTGTGGTTAATGGAGAGTGTTAAGCTTGCTTTATTAGAAGGAATTCATCTTTCTGAGAATGAATAATGAGTAACAGATTCCAGGGAGACCCCAGAATTATTTTAACGGAGGACGGCTCCACCCTCAGATTCAAGGGGGGGCAACCTGTGATGGACGGCGGACTGGAAAACGTGCCGCTGATTCTCCTTTTCACCGCTGAAGGCTGGGCCGGGAACGATCTCTTTGACGATCCGAATCAGAAAATAGGCTCGGACTTCGAGGAAGTGGCTTCCAGAGCGATCACCATCAGCTCTCTGAATGATACCAGAGAAGCGGCGGAGAGAGCCTTGGCACCGATGATCGCTTCTAATCTGGCTTCTAAAATCGATGTCACGGTCACTAACCCCAGCAGCCGAAATCTGAAAATGACGGTTTTAATCACTCCTCCGGGTGGAAACGTCCGGGAATTACTTTTGACCAGACACGGTACTAACTGGCTGGTACAGGCTAACGATCCGGCTCATAAACGATTGTAAAATAAAAATGGAAATCGCGAACTCTTTTGCTTTTGATACCTACTCCGCTTTTGAAAAACTGGTTAAAGCCGGTTTCACGGAAAAACAGGCCAAGGCTCAAATTGAATTGCAGACCGTTGCCAACACTGCATTTTTAAAAAAAGAGTTGGTCACTAAAGAATATCTTGAATTGAAGCTGAAAGAACTGGAAGCTAAAATCATGTTTAAAATGGCCGGATTGATGATCACTCAGACCGCTGTTCTGACCGGAATTATGATCGCTGTCATAAAACTGCTATAAAATAAAATGGGAATAGAAACTAAAACCACTAAACAGATTGCCGCAGAAAATCTGGCCAACCTGGAGTCAGAACTCAGCCAGGAAAGTCCGCTCAATGACCAGGCTTTTTTGCGAGTGTTGTCCGGGGTAGAAGCTCTGCTGGCTTCTTCTCTCAGAAAGTACACGGAGGAACGGAGCAAAGCCAACTTAGCTAAAACCGCTCAGGGCGATGATTTAATCAATCTTGGTGAGGAACACGAGGTTATTCTCAAAAAAGCCCAGGCCGCTATTCTCGATATTTCTCTGCCGGCTGTCAACGGGACTATAATTCCGCAGACCGCCATCTTCACCGGAGATAATAACGGAGAACGGTATTTTCCCGATAACGACGCCACCGCCGCCGCCGGGGTAGCCCTGCTGACGGTCACGGCTGAAAATGTCGGGGTGATCGGAAATCTGAACGATTCGGAACCGCTGACCATCAATGTACAGATTCCCGGAGCGACCACCGTGGCCACTGTCGTCACCACCGTGACTCTGGGAACCGAGGAAGAGGAACAGGAAGCCTATCGCCGCCGGGTACAAGCCGCCATCCGCAAAAAGAGCGGAGGTTATAACACAGCCGACACCCGTGCCTTTGCCGAAGCCGTGCCCGGAGTGGCCGCCGCTTTTCCTTTGACCGGGAGTCCCTTTCCTTCCATCGGGACGGTACCGCCGGAACGTACGATGTATGTTCAGGCTGAACCGAGTGTTGAAATCGGCCCCGGAGGAATCGCCGGTGTACCTTTGCTGGATGCGGTACGAGATGCGTTGAACACGGATCCCGTAACCGGAATTTCCAGACTGCCGCTCGGTCTGACTGATGCCACTCTTTTCGTGGAATCTATCAGCCGGCTGACTATTTTCGTCGAAGTCCGTAATCTGGTTACTCCGGCCGGTCAGCTCACTAACGTGCAGACTCAGGTTGATGCCGCCGTGACCGTCTTTCTGGAAAACCTGGCTCCGTTCATCGAAGGGCTGGACGCTGAAGATGAACGAAACGATGAAATAACCGACTTAGCTCTGTCAGCTGCGGTTCAGGATGTACTCAAGGTCAATAATTCCTCGGCTGAGGGTGTCGGATTCGGATTCGCTCCGGCTTCCTTCGAGGGATTTTTCAAACTGGTTCCGGGTGAACTGGTGAAACTGGACGCCGGCGGAGTTATTTATGTCTAGCGAACTGATTAAACAGACTCAGAAAGCCCTGCTGCCCGACGGTAGTCTCTGGCAGATCAAATTCGAGGATGATTTTGATAAACTGCTGAACGGACAGGCTCTGAACTGGGAGACGGTCAGAGCTTTCGCCGAAACAGCAGGTGATGTCAGGGATCCTTTTAAAACCGTTCTCCTGCAGGAACTGGAAGAAGAACACGGGATCATCCCTGATTTCGATCTGACCGATGACGAACGAAGAACCCAACTGGCGGCGGTTAAATTCGACCGAACCGATAATCGGGCCAGCGATGACGATCTCCAGGACTTTTTAGTGAAGGCCGGATTCGATGTCCAGGTACACCGCAACGATCCGCCGGTCGATCCGGCTCTCTTTCCCGGTGATCTGCTTCTGAACGGAAGTATTTTATTGTCATCACCGGGAATAGCCGCCTGCTGCGGTAATGAAATCGCTGTCTGCGGTAATCAGAAAGCCGTCTGCGCTTTTTTTCAAAATGCCAGCAGAGTGGAAGTAGTGCCGGAACTTCCGACTGATCCCGATTCCTGGGGTTTTATTTTTTTCGTGGGAGGTGACGCCACCCGTGACGGTTTCGGGGCTTTAACCTCGATTCTGCCGGCTGATGTGCCGCTGCACCGTCAGGACAGATTTAAGAGTTTTATTCTGCAAGCCAAACCCTGGGAGACCTGGGCGGTGTTAATCATTAATTATACTTAAAATTATGAGTGAAGCTTACCTTGCGATTACCGCAAATAATGACGCAGCTGTTTTTCCCGATACCAAACCGATCGACTCCTCCGGGCCGCTGGCCACTGACGGCAGCGAACTTCTGAAAGAAGTAATGGACGATGTCTGGGCCGAAAAGCAGGCCGCACTGGATTTTTATAATCAGACTCCTAACGGCAGTCCTGACGATCCCGGAAAGGATGGTACCGGTAAGCCGTTTTCTCAACCCTTAGCTCAGATGTATTATAATTATCAGACTCCCGGTCAGATAATCGCTCTGATGTGGGAAGAGACTTTGTTACCTGTAAATGTCGGAGGTTTTTTAGGCTTGGATATCCGCTTCTTTTTTCTGCAGGGACAGGGCATAGATTTATTCGCTACTTCTGATTTCGAGGCTTTAAACCAGTTATGTTACGTGGGAAATGCCGCGAACCCCACCGCCGAGGCTTTCTACCGGGCCGATGACGCCGCCGGAACGATTCGTAATGTTGTCGGACAGTTTCTGATCATGCCTGATATGAGAGGTCAGTTCCTTCGAGGTTATGACCCCGGAGCCTTGGTTGATCCCGACGGAGCCTCCCGGATACCGGGCAGCAGCCAGTTAGACGCTTTCCAGAATATTACGGGGAGTTTTGAACAATTAGAATTGGATGGAGGAACGAATGTTATACAATTGGAAAGCGGGGCTTTTAGTCCTGGCGGCCCGACAGCACGAATACCACCACCACCAATATTATTTGCTGGTATATCTACAACCGGACCCGCTAATAATACGCCGGAAATAACAGATTTTGATGCTTCCGGTTCTCCCGGAGCCAGAACCTCTACTGAAAGTCGGGCGGTTAATTTAGCGGTACGCTGGGGAATTTATTTTTAAGGAGAATATGAAATATCTTTATCTGATTTTATTTTTGCTTTCAGTTCCGTTTCTAATTTCATGTAAAAATGATCTGGATGCTGAAGAATTAAAGCAGAACAATTGCGGCCATCAGGCCGCTCTGATCACCTGTCTGCCTGATGAAGCTGTTTATAACGTCAGGGCTAATGGTAGAAATATCGGGATCACCAAAAGAGACGAGTCTTCAGATGGTTTTATTTTTCATAATTATTTTGAAAAGGTGGTTCTGAATAAAAGCGGTACTATTCAAACGGCATCTAATCAGGAATTTTATTTTAAAGGACTTGATTGCCAAGGTGATATTTATCTTCGGTATGATGATATCGGAGATGTGTTCAGATTTCCTAAATTAAAAGGCAGATTAATAGATTATCAGACTCAGCTTTATTATTATCAGCCCGGAGAAAAGAATATTTATCAGTTCATAGCTAAAAGTGTTTATGTTTTAAATGAAGGCTGTGTTAATTTTGACCCACCAGAAGCACTTTACTACAAACTACTACCGAACGACTCGGCAGTGACCGGAATCGAGACTTATCCTTTTCCGACACCGATTGAGATAGACGCACCGCAGATGATCATTATCCAGGAATAAAAATGACAACGATGATTGCTGAAATTTATGATGCCCTGATTGATGCCGGAGCCTCTGAAGAGAAATCGAAAAAGGCGGCTGTGGCTTATACACAACAGCATAATGATAATCTGTTGAATCTGGTGACTAAAGATCATCTGTATGTGAAAATAACAGAACTTGATAAAAAAATATCGGATGTTAAAACGGAAATTCTGAAATGGATGTTCACCATGTCTCTGGCTCAAATCACAATCATAGTGGGATTGATTAAATTATTATGAGAACAGTAATCACAAAAGAAATTAACGGCTACCAAGTGGTGAAAGGGCTTGATTATCCGGTGCCGAACCCGGTGGCCACCCGACTGGCGGCGCAACCTTTATTTGAAGCGAGCGCGGAGTGTGACCGGCAGCTTAAAGCGGCGGAAAAATGCCGGAAGACTCTGGCTCAGGCCGAGAAAGTCTGCAAAAACAAACGCTATCAGATGGTGCTGACTAAATTCAATAAAGATTATCAGAAGGAACTGCCGCAATCCGAACAGTATAAAAATTATCTGAAGCTCAAAAAAGCTCTGTCGAAGAATCCCTCTCTGGAAGAAAATCAGGCGGTGATGGCCGCCTGGCAGGAATTTGACGCCTGGAGAAAAGATTTGTTAAAAGCCAGCAACGCTAATCGTGAGTTTTTTCAAAGCGAGACCCACCTCGAATTTATAGAACTGTGTAAAAAGGAAAAAGCGAAAGTACAGACGCAGGCTCGGAAAGCTTCGGAAAAACGCCAGGCGTTATTTAAAGAACACGCTGTTTATTTCACCCCCAGAGCCGGAGAGGAAATAATCACGGATGAGGATGGAGATACGATCAAGACCGAACTGGACGGACTGCCGGAAAACTCGGTGCTGGCTCGTGACGCGCAAGGCGCGCTGGAAACGGTCTCTGATTTCAGAGGAAAAGATTACTGGTTTTATACCGATGACACCTGGACGAAAAGTAAAATCACGGCTTTGGGAGAGGAACCGCCTGCTGAAGCTCTCTTTCCGGAGGATTTAACCGCTGATGATAAACTGGAAATCTCCGAACAATTGGAACAGGAACGGATCGACGCTTTATCGCAAGCCGACCGTCAGACTGAATTCGATCAGGCTATGGTCAGGCTCACCGGAGAAATGATTTATCATCGCCAGGGCCTGGAGATCAACGGAGAGAAGGCGAAAGACGCTCTCACTCAGACTCAGGCTCTTTTAGCCACCCGTCAGACTGAATTGGAAGAAAAGTACGGAATTGGAGTTTAAGAATGACAACGATGGTGACTGAAATTTATGATGCCTTGATTGATGCCGGAGCAGATGAGGGAAAAGCCCGAAAAGCGGCAGAATCAATTACGGAATATGATGACAAGTTTGTTTCTTTGGAAAATAAAATCATGAAAATGCAAGGTGATATTAATCTCTTAAGGTGGATGGTCGGCTTTAATCTGATTATCAGCAGCGGAGTTTTAATTAAACTTCTGATTTAATCATGATCAAGATCATCGGCTCTAAAAACAGACAGAGAACAGGCGGCAACCCATTAAGTGAACGCTGCTGGCGGCTGGAAGAGATCGGCAGTTCCTTCTGCTTTTCATCCGACGTCTGCGAGGAGCTGTTTCTGGAACATGACGAACTGGCCGCCGTCGGTCCGGCTTATGAAAATAAAATGCCCTGGAACCTCTTAAACGTGTTAGACTCTTTGGAAAAACTGCTGCCGGGATTCAGTCGGATTATCATCAGTGAGAACATCAGCTTGATCCGTAAACGGCAGGCTCATTCTCCGGCTCTGATTCTGGAAATCGACGGTAAGAAAGCCGATATTCTGAAAGAGCCTACTCTTGAAACTATTAATTTTCTGGATTTTTACGAACTTAAATTAAAACCGATTTCCGGAGGGAAATATGCAAAACCGATTACTGTTAAAAACGAGAAAGTTTCAAGTTCCGATCTACGGTCAGCAGGAAATCGCTCTGCCTGAAATCGTGAACTACGACGTTAAAAAGATTCAGGCCGAAACCCCGGACGGTGTACGCCAGAATCTGACCCACGCTCTGAAACCGCCTAATTATATTCTGAAATATAACAGTCCGATTAATTCCGTGATTCAGGTGGGCTTTTATCTGCTGCTGGAAGGTGAGAAAGAAGAGAAGAAATCAGAGATTAAAAAGGAAACTCCGCCACCGCCTAAACTGGAGTTGGTGCCTAAAAAACCGGATGTTCCTAAAAAACGTCTGCCTGTTTTCGGACTTCTGCAGAAAAGACAGGAAACCAGAGTCGCCTTGAATCAGGGGAAAATAGACGCTCTTCGTAATCAGGAGATTTCTTATCGGAATATCAACGGTAAAAGGATTCTGACCTTCGATTATACCGGCTGCTGGGCCAGAGGTCTGGGCATGATCTCCAAAGCGATGCAGCTTGAACACCAGCTTGATCGGGAAATCTATCGTTATTATGACATCATCACCGGACAGGGGGACGGAGCGATCATCGCCGCCGCTATCTCCGTCGGGATTGATTACAAAACGCTGACGGACTGGTGGATCAATGACTGGAGGAAAATACATTCTCCGGGGTTCGTCTCGAAGGTGGCCCGGTCGGTGGTCTCTAAATTCAAACCTTATCAAAGCGGCTACAACGCTAAAAAAGCGACGGCGGCTTTGAGAAAATTATTCACCAGAAGTAAAGCCGATCTCAGAATGAAAGATGTACTGACCGCTTTACAGATCACGGTGATGCAGGCCGATATGAAAATATCCGTTCATTATTCCGGTGGAAATCAGGATATGGAAATCTACACAGCGGTGGAGGATTCAGCCATAACCAAAGTCGGATACAGCCAACGGGAAACCATCAAAGGCGAGTCCGTCTTTCTGGGAGCGGTGGAAAAAAACGATGTTCTCAGTTTCTGTCTCTCACCCGATAATAAAAATATGTCCATAACCTCCATCGGGACTCCGGTAAGAATTAACCCGGAAGGAGCCAAAACCCTGAACAAAGAAGGCTCCGGAGCGACAGTCAAAGCGACACGGACAGCCAGCCACTTCGTTTATGATAAAAGAGTGGAAGCCACCATCGCAAAACTGAAGGAGGCCGATTATAAAATCAAATATCTAAGGCTGGAATGCGAGCCGATAGACTGGATCGTGGCCAACGATACTTCCGATGAAGCCAGAATCGCCGGCATCAACAGCGGTTCCGGACAGATCGATAACCTGAATATTACAGGAGAGAAAAATGGGAATGAGAGAATCGCTTGAGACGCCGCAGCATCGGTTAGACTGTCCGTCCGCTGATAATAACATCAGTGATTATACATCGGTGGATAACACCTCCGGGGCTTTGATGAGTGTCAGTCGTCTGGTTTTAATTCTTTGCTGGATGTTCGCCATTCTGGTTTTTGTCGGGGCTTTATTCTTTCCGATCATCTACCCGGAAGAATCTAGGAAATATAAAAAAGAATTACAGGAATTGATTATTTATTCCAGTGCTTTTGATTTTATAAAAAACGTCGGCAGTCTGCCCAAACAACCTTGGAAAGAGAAATCGGCGGAGAATGCATTCGCGCCTTCGATAGCGGAAAAACTGGGGCTGATCGGAACCGGGCGGCATTCTGTCTTTAAAGGGAATGAAGCTTTAAAGGAACACTGGTTTTATCTGGGTAACGGTCTGCTGATGCAGAAATATTACGTCACCGACCATCAGTTCTACCAGAGAAGCGAGCAGGGTAAAAAAGAAATGTATTATCCGATCTCCGATATTGATCATGATGAAGCCGCCGGATACTGCGCCGGGTTGGGCGGACGTCTGCCCAGCTATCGGGAACTGGCCTGGGCTTATAATTATACCGATGTCAATAACGTCAAAAGCCGATTCGGTAAAATCGCTAAAAGCAATCTGGAACTCAATATCTATCCGAATATCGCCCTCTGGACTTCGGATTTCAGAGACGGCGGTATGTTCTCATTCATGTTCGGTGATGATTACGGGGTCTTCGTACCCGGCACGGATCAGAAGGTTTACCGAGATAACGGCTACAACGATATAAATTTAAGTTTGTTATGCGTGAGACGACTGGAGAACTGATCGCCGAGAATCGTTTTAAAAGCTTCTGGATAAGACATTATCAGAAGCTTAACGAGCTGATTCAAAGATTTCAGGATTATGTGGGCGGAATCTACCAGGCTTACTTCACTTTTTACGGGGCCTTGCTGTTCTCGATGTCCGCCGGAGCCTGTATCTCTTTTATAGACGGGATTCACGGCCATTGTGAAGGAAAGATCGAGCTGAATTCTCCGCTCTCTTATTTTCTGATCATGCTGGTCTGTTTTTTTATTTTCCAGACCTTTCTGCTGGTGCCGCTGACCGGAGGACGTCTGCTCAGATTACTGGGAGTCGGGCTTTGCGGTCATTATCTGGCCTATCAGACGTACGGTTTCTGGTCTCTGCAGAATATCGACTCCATCGCCTCCTGTAAGCCTTACACTTACGCGAATATCACTTACGGTTATATGTGGGCCTTCATCCCGGCTCTGATTCTGATCACCATCTGCTTCTTCGTGGGAAATCTGGAATCTGAAATCGAATCAAATAATAACTACTGAAATGTATCATTTCCTTGTAACTTTTCTGATCCTGATCACCCTCGGTTTTTCGACTCCGGCGACGGCTCGGAAAAAAATACCATGGGGGACGGAGTTCGCTCCCGGAGATAAAGTCTGTCTTTATGATGTCAGTAAATCCGATCCGCTAGTGGATAAATCGGATTTATCTTTTAAATACTTCTACCGCTCGCCGCTAGGTGATCAGCAATCCCGTTATCAACTGAGACCGTCTGTTCGTGACCTGCTGCTTCGAGTATTATGGCCAGGGCTGACCGTGGACGGAACTCCCGATCTCAACGGGAATTTCTGGTTCAGCGGTTCGCTGGTGGTGATCTCCGGAGGCTATCAACCCGGACTGGCCGAAACCTACGTGATCACCAGAGGAAAAAACACCTTACTGGTGGAAAAAAACCGATCCTGGGTCAAAGACTGGCAGGTGCTTCATTTTAAACAGGTCCGACTCCGTAAAAAGAAATTCGCTCGAAGCTGTAAACGAAAATATGAGATTTATTAAATAAAATTATGTTCGGAATTCTTTGGAAGTTAATAAAAATCGTGTGCTTCTGTGTCGGTGCGACGGTGATACTTGGTTATCTGGGAATAAATATATCAGAGTTAATTTTTTACTAAAGATAAAAATGGTTCCAGTATGATAAAAGGTGAGACAGACGAGATAGAAAGGGTAAGAGATTTGACTAAAATAGTCGTCACATTTACTGTGTTTTTTGTATCAGTATTTTTAAGTACATTTATTTATATAATTTATGAACTTTAAATTTCACTGGAGCGCAGGACTAATCGGAGGGGCGGCGGCTTTTGCTCTGGGTCTGTTCCTGGATGCGCCGGGAGCGTACAATCTCGCTCTGGCCGGAGGAGTGGTTGTCGGCTCACAATTTCCTGACCTGGACACCGGCTCGATCCCGGCCCGCTGGTTCGGTAGAATCGGAGGAGGAACCTCACTGTTTCTGATTATCGCCGGGAAAATCTGGGAGATTTCTCTGTTCTGGCTGATAGCGGCTCTGATCGGTCTGGTCTCGCTACTGACTCAAGGCTCCAAACACCGGGGACTGACTCATAAATACTGGATTCCGCTCGGTCTCTGTCTGCTGTCTTTTCTACCCTACGGAACCGACTGGCTACCGTCTTTACAAGAATATCTGCTGCCGGCCATGCTCAGAGGCTTTGCCCTGGGAGTGGTCATTCATCTGCTGCTGGACGGGATTTTCCCCTGGCAGCTCGGAAAAGCCTGGTTCGTTAAACTCAATCCGCTTTAAGGAGAAATCATGTTCGGAGAGGTATTCAACGCCATCGCGCTCTGGTACGGTTACAGATCGATCTATCTGCTGTTAAGCGAGAACTTCGGGCTGGTGGTGATTCTGATAGCCTTGGTCGTGATCTGTCTGGTTTTTTACCAAGGGCAGAAGAATCAGATCGTTCGGGGACCTACACAACGGCTTAGAATCCGGGTATTTCATACTATCGTGATTTTCTTGATCTGCGCTTTTATATTTATCGCGGGATTTACCCTCTGGTATGAACGGAAAAATATGGAGAAGGCAGGTTATCAACTCCCGGCTTCCGCTATAACTTTAAATCTTCCGGCTTGATGTATTTCTGTTCTAACCAGAATATAATACTCGCCGCATACATTTCCGCCTGGGGTAAGTATAGACCGGGTTCTCTTCCGGAAAACAGATAAGAATTGTAATCCTGAATATCTTTGATAGATAATCCGCGAAAGGCGTTTTCACGCATCTGAATCAATTCAGCGCAGGTGTAGGCTGGGTAAATATACTTTTTTAAAACTTCTTCACCTTTCACAGCACGGTTCAGGCTGAAAATCGGAATGCTGAATATCTTAAAATGTTTCCTGGTTAATTGACGTCTTCTGTTTTTTTTCTTTGGTTTCTGATTGTTTTATTCATGTAACGGCTGAAGATGTCTCTTAACTCCTCATCCTGAATATGATTGGATTCCTGAATGACTTCAGGTAATATTGTCTCTTTCCGTTCCGTCGGAAGTTTTTTCGCATTTTTTCCGATTTCCGGCGGAACGATGAATGTCGTCGGTAATTCTCCCGTCCGGAAAATAATCTTCCTGACCGCTCCCTCTCCGCAGATCGCCTCAGAGGAAATCAGATTAATCAATTCATCAACGTAATAACTGAGAGTGTCGGTGTAGGCCGAGTCAGAGACCGTAATATAAAGCACCTTTTTTCTAAGACTGCTCGGTGCTGTTTTCTCAGAGAGCTTATCCATGATCACTTCCCAGTATTTCACGATCCGTCTGAAATGATAAAATTCAGGATGGCCGTTTTCCTTGAAAGAATCCCGTAAAGCCTGATCAATCGAGGTGAGCTGTTTTTCCATTGCAGTTTTTTCTTGAATCCGGAAAGCGGATGGTTATATAATCGTCATTTATTCTTATTATCTATCAACTATGTAAACAATAGTAATAAGAACTGTTTGCGATGCTCAACGGGGCTGGGGAGTTTCCGTTGAGTTTTATTGATTTAAAGGCTTTAATTTAACCCAGAATCTGCATTTATCATGATTACTTTGTTCAACTCCGTTGATTGAATGAATCTTACCTTTTCCAAGAAACCAGAATCCGTTTTTCTTATACTCACGGGCCGCTTTCTCGTTATCTATGCCTGAACAAGCGTCATATTCGACTTTTTCTCCGCTGTATAATAACGCAACTCGAATATATTGAGGCCGGAAGCCGTTATAATCAGCACCGTAAGGAAAATGAGCAGAGGTATTTTCCGCAGACAATAAAACAAAAATAAGTGATAAATATTTTAACATTTTTAACTCCTTTTGAAAATTTTAAGTGTGTGTATAATTTAATTTATACACACAAAGTTACCCTACATCCCTTTAAACACGGGCTTTTTTAGTTTAAGAGTTTAATTATACACACACTTGAGAGTTAAGTGATTGATTTTATTTTACTTTTTAAAGGTGATCTTCTTTAAAATGTTTTTTGTTTTTCTTAATACATCAGAAAGTGCATCTGAAGGATTCTTTAAATAATCAGATTTGATCTGCAGATCCATATCATAAGCAGATACGATATCTACCTTTACTAACCATCCGTATTCAGTCTGATAAATCCAGGGGTAGCCATATTTAGATAATTCCATAATCATTTCATTTACAGTAGGCTTACCTGGATCATCAATAGGGATAGTTCCGGCTTGAATCTGCCCGGCCATGAATATGATTAAACATATTGCCATTAATAATTTTTTCATTTTTTATTTCGCTGAATAGCTTTGAAACAGGCTTTTCGAGTAGATTCAAAAATTATCTTGTCGCAGAATTCGGGAGTGCCTGTAAAAACTCCCGGCTCGAAATATATACAGTTTTCCTCATCCTCCCAGTAAATCGACTCACAATATTCCTCATTGGTTTCCTCCCTCAGAGATGAATAGTAAATCCAGATAATTACGGAGAGCATTAAAATAATCGTGAAGGTTTTGAATAATTTCATTTTTAAACCGAGTTTAATTATACACACAATTAACCCTTAAGTTATTGATTTTATTTTGTTTTTATATTTCAAAATCTTTTACTTTTTCGGTTTCTTTTCATTAATTTCCGGATTACTTTATATGCCGCATCTATTTGTCCGAAATTATATGCGATTGTAATTACTGTGTCGTATTTATATTTCTTTTCAAAGTCGGATACTATTTTTTTAGATATTCTTAAGTTCATTGGTTTTTCCTGATTTGATAATGTCATTTTTAAACCGAGTTTGTTTTTTTTTTCAGAGTCACGATAT